GGGCGGCTTTAATTTTGGCGGCGGCAAAGGAACCCCACATTACCGCAATAGCCGGTATTGCAAACGGGAACCCCAATTGCGACCATATCAAAGCGGACGCCGTTACAAGGTTGCCAATTTGTTGTATCGTTTGGATTGCTTGTTGTGCCTTTTGCGCCTTTTGTTGCTCCTTTAGGGCTTTTTCTTGGTTCTTTTTTGCTTGGTCTAACTCCTTTTGCGCCATTGCAACGTTATTGGCGTAACCGTTCGCCCGTGCCTCTAATTCCGCATCTAATCGGCGTTGGCTTGCGTCAACCTCTTTATCGGCGGCGGAAACGGCGGCGTCGGCGGCTTGCACCTTTGCATCCAAAAAACTATTTAATTGCTCAATGGCAAAGGAAACGGACGTACTTATTGCCTCCTTTTGGTCGTCGTCCAAATTCAGCCCAAACAACCCGTAAATGTCGTTTCCCCGTTCGTCGCCTTTGCTTTTCTCAATTTCTTGGTTGATTTTCGCAATGGTATTTTCGATTGTCTTAACCTCGACATCCGTCATTTTAACGCCCGCCGCTTTGTTCAACTCTAAAATCTTTTGCAACCGTGCCTTTTCTTGTGCCAAACGGAACCGGGTTTTGCGCTCCTCTGAATTACGGATTAAATCAAACTCGGACGCCTCCAACGCTTGTGTTTGGTCGAATAGCATTAACGCCCGTTGTTGGCTTAACTCGGTCGTTTGCTTCAATACCTCGGCATCATATTTGGCGTTAATATCCGCCTCGGATTGGCGCACGTCCTCGGCTAATTGCCTATTTTGTGCCAATTCGATTGCCCGTTGTTGCTGTAACAACTGAATACGCAAATTTATTTCCTCCTGCGAACCCTCACGGGCGGCGTCTAATTGTAATTGCGTCCGGTCGGCGGCGGCTTGCATTTGGTCTATTGTAATTTGGTCGTTCAATTCGCCCAAACTCTTTGCGTATTGTTGTTGCAAAAGTAATTGTTGGTTAAGCAATTCGGCAACTTGTGTTTCAGTTAATCCCCGCTCGGTTTCTAACCGGGTGTTAATGTCCTGTATTTGCCTTTCATACTCAACCCGCAATTGTTCCCGTTGCTTTTCCGCACCCTCTGCCATTAATGCAATTTGGGCGTCCTGTGTTGCCCGTTGTGCGGACAATTCCGCCGCCCGTTGGTTATTGGCAATATCTACCATATCAACCGCCAATTGTTCCCGTAATAAAACAATTTGGTCGTTCAACGCTTTACGTGCCTTAACCGTTAAATTAGTTTCCGTCCTCAACTGCAATTGTATGTCAGCAATCGCACGGGCGTTGGCGGCTTGACGTTGCGCCCGTTGTTGGTCGAATGAATTTTTAATTAAGGCAATCCGGGTGTCCTCGGCTTTGCGCAATATATCCGTTTCCGCTTTGGCGGCGTTCCGGTTTTCGTTTGCTCTTTGGGCGGCTTGTATTTTCCTTTCGGCGTCCAAATCCGCCCCCTCGGTTTTTAGATTAACGGCAATGTCAACCGCCCGCCCGGTATTATCTATTTGACCCTGCACGGCTTCAATTGCTTCATCAACCTTGACTTTATCAATTTTACCGTCTAAATCAACATCAATATAAACTTTCTTATCCCCACGAGCTTTGGCGTTATTCAACTGCAATAACATATCGTTTAATTGCTTCAACTTTGCCCGGTTTGCCTCCAAATCGTTTAATTCTTGACCGTAAAAACCAACGCTTTTATTATGCGCCTTTGTGCGCTCGGCTAATATTTCGTCCTCAATCTTTCGGGTTTCAGACAATGAAGCGTTACGGGCTTTAGCAATGTTTAATTCCCGGTTCAATTGGGCGACACGTTCGTTGCTAACCCGGTTCATTTCGGTTGCCTCGGTTTCCAAATAATCCAACCACGCCTTTTGTGCCTCGTTAAGTTTTTGTTGGTTCTTTGCCGATTTATCGGTATTAGATGCAAACAGAACTAAAGCCCCCACAACCGTAACCAATGCCAACGCCAAAAGAACATACGGATTTGCGGCGGCAATCAGATTGAAAGCCTTTTGCGCAATTGTAGCCGCCAATGTTGCCTTTGTTCCCTGCATGGTAACAAGGCGGTTATAAACTTGCGCTTTGCTCAATGCCGCCATTTGTAGCCGGGAAATACCCAACATAATTGCGGATTGTTTTTGTACTGCGTTTTGTATGGCTTGCACCCCGGTTGTAATGGCTATTGCCGCCTGTAACTTCTTTTGCGCTTCTTGCACTTCCTCACTTTCCGCCCCGAACAATTCCATTGCCCCGGTAAATGCGGCGAACCCACCGGACGCACCAGCCGCCAAACCTAATACGGCATCCAAATTGGACGTATCGGACGCCATGCGGGTAATTTCATCGGTCGCATCCTTAACCGCATCTCGTAACATTGCGGTTTCTTTGCTCAATTGCTGATATTCAGCGGTTCCTTGTTTGCCCCCCAATCGTAACAATGCTAATTGCTTCGTTTGGTTCTCTATTTGGGTCGTCAACCCTTTTGCGGCGTCGGAATAGTTACCCACGTTTAACGACGTTTTCCCGGTCGCTTCCTGCAACCGTTTCATTTCCTCGTAAATCGCTTTTGTTTCGGCAACCAATTTGCGCCCCTCCTCGGTCGCCTCCCTTTCCTCAACCGTCATATTATTGAGGTATATTTTATTGATTGAGTATTGAGCGGACAAACGATTATATGAACCCTCGGCGGATTGGTTCAACCGGGTTGTCAACTTGTTTAATTCGTTCGCCTCTTTTTGCGCTTGTTTCAATTCTGCCAAACGCTTTGCGTTCTCGCTTTCCGCAAACGCCAAATCCTTTGCCGCCCGTGTCAATTTGTCGGTATCGGCGGACGCCCCCCGGATTGTTTTACGTCCGTTCTCGGTCGCCCCGCTTACCCCCTCCAATGCAGCCTTAACCGTTATCGCCTCACTCTTTATATTTTTTAGAGTGTTCATATAGGCGTCGGAAAGTTGGTCTAACTGATTTATCAACTTTGTAATCGAATCGTCCGGGCTTACAAGGTCGCTATATTTTATAGGGTTGTTATTATCTGTCATACTTAACGTTATTTGCGGGCAATTTGCCCCGTATTAAATTATCTTTTCTTTTCCATGTAGTTAATCAACCAAAGAAAAACAACGCCGCAAATCGCCTTATTTGACGCCGTTTTTATTTTTGGTTGGTTTCAACAACTCCTTTATCCGCTCAAATGCGTTGTAATACTCCAATACGGTGTATTTCTTTGGTTCCGGTACGTGCAAATGTTGCGATATGGTTAAACACATATTTTCAAACTGTTTATCGTACTGAATTTCCATGTTATCGGAACCGCTAAAAACAACCGGGCGATTATATAACAACAACATCGTCGTTATTTTATCAATTTCCGCCCGTTTGTCCTCTGTATCGCCGTTTATAATCGCATCCAACATTAGCATTGTCCGGTTACGCAATTCGTCGTAATACTCTTTAATCGTCGCATCGTCGAACATACGGGGGAAATACATTTGCAATTCATCATCTATTTTTTTTTTGACCGCTTCCATTTGGGCGGTCAACTCTTTAATCGGAACGTCGCCGAACATATCGACGACCTTTTGCAACCCATCGTCGGATAAATCGTTGTACGGGGTTCCGTCGATTGATTTAACCAACACGGCAAACGCTAAACATTTCGGGCTTAACCCGGATTGAATGAAATACACGTTTTGCCGCATATTATCCAATTCGATTGCCGCCAATTCCGGGGTTTTGCTCCGGGCGTATCTCATTGCCTTTTCAATATGCGTGTCGAAATCCTGTAAATCCGAACCAATCCCGGCATCAACCAACAACATTTTATTGTATTTATGGAAACGCAACATCGGTAATTCGTCGATTGCGTCGTATATCTCAACCGTGTATTCCCCTATCTTAACCGTTTTCATAGCAAATAACGTGTTATCATGGTTGAACAAAAGGGAACCAACAACAACGCCGGGTTCCCGGTTATAAACGCCAAAAGGATTGCCAAAGCAACCCCCGCCCAAAAGGACAAACAGAAATCACAATTAAACATCTTTGCGAAAAACTCGTTGCCGTGGACTTGTACCCATTCGATAACCTGCCATTTGCGTAACAAGGTCAAACCGAATGCAGCAACCAAAGCAACCACGACCGTATAAAATAAAAATGCTTCCATACTCTTACAATTATTCATTAATACACGTTTCACTTATTCCCAATTCCCCGGCAAACCGGAACCCGGCGAACGGGTGCATTAAAAATTGGTTATCTATTTCATCCAAAGTAAACCCGGTAAATATGTTTTCGGCTTTCTCATATACTTTGTTTATCTGCATACTTCCACTTTTCAGCCAAAACCCACCGTTTAACACTCTCATAATTTCCTGTTTTACCGCTTCCCGGTTCCGGTTGTTTGGGTCGTTGGTAATTGTGCGCATATCAAACCAAAATATAACCGAAAACGGCGATTTATATTTGTTTGCTTCGCCGGGGAACCATGTTATTTGCTGCGGGTCGTCTAACGTAAAAAACGAAAAATTCCCAATATTACTATCGGGTTCAATCAACATATATTCATTGCCGCCAACATAAATATTGGGCGTATAATATCGTTTCCCTTGTATGGACTTAACTAACCGTTCCGCACGCCCAAAGGAATAATTAAGCCACGGCAACCCGTCCGCCAATCCCTTTTGAATATTTGCAATAACCCGGTCGAATAACTCCGGGTTCTTTATAATCGGTACTCTATCCATTTCCGTATATTGTTTTTTTTGCTTTGGTTAGCAAATCCGGGTAAACGTATTGCCAAATCAGTTTAGCAATGTTTTCATTCGTCAACCCTAATATTTGCCGCCCGTACTTTTTTATCAAATCTTCCGTCTTGAAATCCGACGCCTTAATTTCAAATTGTTTGTCGCCGACTTCCAAATAAAAACTACTTTCAAAATCGCCCTCATCCCGTAACGTTACCCGGTTCGTCGGTTGTCCCTTTTCCTCCTTTATGGCTATTGTTAGCGGGGTATAAGGTCGATAATCCATAATGTCAACGCCCAATCGGTTAATACCTTGTTCAAATAATTGTTCCTCGGCGTTGGCATCAATGATAAACGCCGTTGTCATTCCGTCGTCGATTATGTCCCGTATAATCAACCCGGACGTCAACCCGTCGTTAAATGTATTAACCCGGTTGCGCAAATCAATTATTGATTGTAACCCCGCCATAATGCAATTACGTTGTCCGGTACTTAACGCCCCGGTTGTTGCAACTCAAACAAATACGGTCAATTCCTTGCGTATCTAACCGCAAAGCCTCAAACGCTTTTTTAAGGTCATAACCCAAACCGCCGGGGCGTCCCTCAACGTTCCCGTCCAATTCGTACAAAATTTCCATTTTAGAGGCGTTGGATTGGTTCCGGTTTACCCTTACGTTGGGGTTCATTGCCAACGTGCGCAAAGCGATTGCCGCAACTTGGCGTTGTATTACCGTTTGGAATATCGCCCGTTGTTCAACGATAAAATCGGTTAGGTCGCAACCGACGGTAATTTCACAATTCAACCCGTAATTTAGCGTATTAGTGTACATCGTGTATGCTATATCCCACAACTCCGGGTATTCAGCGAATGTTTCCGGGGCGTTGTACATAAACGGGGAAATTTGCAAATACTTTGTCAATTGCCGCCATGCCTCAATATTGCCGTACCCGGTACACGTTCCGCACGGTTCTCGGCTCCAATCTTTCGACACGTTAATTGCTTGCATCCCGGCGGGTAAATCGTCTTGATTGTAGCAAAGGAACCACGCACCCCCGGCGTTGTTTGCGTCGCTGATATACGGCAAAAAACAATCTTCCAATGTAAACCATTGAAAGCCGCCATTTGTCAACGTAAAATTCAAATCAAACGTTTTTATCGGGTCAATCTGCGAACTATGGAAAAGATACAATTTCACAACCCCGGTTCCGCCCGTCATTTGCAAGCCGACACGGTGTATTTGTGCGGTTACTCCCATCGCCCGCACCGGGATAATCTCAAACCCTACTAACTTATGATTATTCGGTTGGGTTGCTCTGATACGTCCGGCACCGTCAAAGAACGTGCGACGCTCCAATAGGTTCTTTGTTTCCTTATCCAACCCCTTTATTTGGGTAAATGTTTGTACCGCCGTGGAAATTCCGTTGCGGGTCAAACGTTCCAAATAGTCGGATAATATGTTGTATTTCTCCCAAAAGGTCGAACCCTCGGCGGGAACCTCGGCGACGTTATCAACCAAAGCAACCCAATACAAAGGTTTGCCCGCCGCATCGTTGGCGTATTGTACCACGGTTCCGGCTTTCCATTCCTTTGTATCGTTCCAAACCGGGTATTGAAAACCCCAATTATCCGGGACGATTGCCGCCATATTATCCAACGTTACAAGCGGGTGCGCCCCTTGAAAATATAACCCGCTTTCGGTTTCCGTCAATTGCTCGGCGATTGCTTCGGCGGGATTATATGATTGTTCCCAACCGACGACGTGCAATAACTTATCTTGTATTTCCTTAATCCTATACATAAGCCCAAATATAACCGCCGCAAGTTTTTTTTATACCCTTACAGCATTTAACAATATTACTATCATTTAAACCCGTTTCCCGTTGTGCGTCTTTTACTGATAAGAATGTTTTTATCAAATCTCCGCAAATGGAATACATCGCAATTTGTTTTGCTCGTTGGTGCAATCCGCCTAATCTCCCAACCATATATTCGCCAATCTTTTTATTTAGGCGTGATTTTGTTATTGGATTATTACAATTTTCTTTGGTTGTAACCCAACGCAAATTGTCCGCCCTATTATTCGATTTGTCATCGTCGATATGGTCAACACATGGTTT